TTGGTTGCCATGGACAACAGAGCTACTGTTACAGCGTAACGACTAAAGCCAAATGCTTCTAAAAATCCTAAAGCCTGTGTTGTTTACGGCGTGGCGCTCCAGAGCTTTCAAGGAGCTAATCATTGCGATGCTGGAACGCATAGTGCAACGCACTGACAACGATTTAGATGATCTAGCGGTCAAACACATAAAAGAGCTACTACTGCCAGAAACTCGCGTTGAGAAATGAGGCGTCTGATGGCACTAACACTTTTGCCGTTTTTCTTAGCGTTTAGAAAAACTCCGCACCAACTTGCTGCCATTAAGGAACTTGAGGAGCAAATGCCTCAAGACCTTTTGGCAGAAGAAGACAATGCATGGTTTGATGCGTGGAAAGCAAGCGGCATAGACCAAGAGGTCTTTATGCCTTATTTCAGCCAGTTCGACAATAAAAGTGGAACGGGATACCGAGAATGCTTCAGCTCAGCTGCTGCAATGGTGGCAGCGTTTTACGGCAAGGTAAAAACAGATGATGAGTACAACGCCATTCGTTCCAAATATGGTGACACCACTTCTGTTGATGCTCAGATACAAGCTCTTAGAAGCCTTGGGCTAAATGCTGAGTTTCGCCAAGATGGCGATTCTGATCTAATTGAATTTGAAATTGAAAGGGGCCGTCCAGTATTAGTTGGTTGGCTCAACCATGGTGATGTTTTGAAGGGTGAACCACCACAATGCGATAGCAATACATGCGGGCACTGGAGCGTTATCAGTGGTTTTTCAGGAAAATATTCCAATGACCCTGAGTGGATTTTTCAAGATCCACGTGGCCTACCTGACATGGTTAGAGGTGGTCACAAGAATGTCAGCAAGGGGCGTAATGTACGAATCCGGCAGTCTGAGTTCTACCCAAGGTGGTCTGTTGACGGACCCAAAACAGGATGGGTGATTCTGGTCGATGATTTATGAGTTGGTACGTTGCCTGGAGCTACTTGACGGCTTTCTGGGGAACAGTCGTTGTTGGTTGCATGGACCCGTACAACTTTAAATACTGTGTACGGGTTGATCAGTGGCTGTTTCCCGTTGCCGGTGACATCATGCGTGCAAGGGAGCCATACGCTTCCGAACGCCGTTACTTGCATTCACTGGAGCGTTCCAATGGACTGGATGGTTATCAAGCCAAGTCTGGAAGCACAGCTAAACCTTGAGTGCAGTTGCCGTGGAATAAAAGAGACAAAAAATTTATCTGAAGTACGAGACTTATGTGTAGCCCTTATGCAGCAGAATTTTTATCAGGGTCTGATGTTGCGTCAGGCGGTAAATCACATTGGGGCTCTGGAGTCTCAGAACATTCTTTTATAGACTTGGCGCGTCGATTTCTAGCTCTGCCCTCAAGTCTGGCGTCTACAGCGTCTTGCCATTTTTTTCTGTCGTTTAACAAAGCATCCGTATACGCTTTTTCGTTAGTCATTGAAGCAACGTAGTCGTAAACGAGATCTCTGATTAATGCTGAAGGTTTTACACCTAATGCAGCAGCTTCTTTCATGAAGAGTTCTCCACGATTAGGTTCCAGCAGGACTTGGATATATACGCGGTTGCCGTGCCTTGTTGCCATCGGCTTTAAAATACTAAACGAATGTTACCATGTTATTGAGTTGTCAACTTTTTTCTTCCAAGCAGTTGCTTGGGCAGAGCGTGCATTGGTGCGGTGACGACGAGAGCCTTGTCTGACTTCTCTTGCTCCCTCTAAAAACATTGCAGCTCTTTGCAAGTCAGCTGTTGTTGCTAATTGAATCGCCTTGTTAAGGCGCTCCATAATGATCTGACGGCCCGATTTTGGTTGTGGCATGGTTCATAGCTCACAATCAAAAATGTAACGCAGTTTTTTAAATTTATGAATAGGTGTGGAGGTAAGAATGCTGATTTCTACATTGCAACGCAGTGCATTAATAACTTGTCGCTCCATGTAATCCATGTTGGACTCATAAGTGACTTGTTCAACGGCTAACGGTTTATTATCTGTATCAAACGATGTAAAGCGTATTACTGCCATAGGGCAGTTTTTGTCAGAAATCTGGCAGTAATGCAGATAAGAGTTTTTAGTCCCCATCGTTGGAGCTGAAAAGTTCATTAAATACAGTGGCGACAAGGCTTTCAGCTTGCTGCCTATCCAGACCATAGCTGGATCGACGACGAACTCTTGTAACCGCTTTATGAAAATCACTTGTAGTAAGACCCAAATGATTAGGTGGTTGCATAAGGCGTTCACGTATCAATTCTGACCTGTGAATACCTTTTTTTTTGGCTTCAGCAGAAAGAGTTTCAACCAGCTCTTCTGGAAGGAGGGTTTCAATTTTTTTCATGGATAGATGTTACTTACGTTTTGAACGTTGTTTAGTTTTGCGAGACGGTTTGACACGCGGTTTGGCTGGCTTGAAGTTTATTCGAGCAACGGTTTCGTGATAACCGGGGGGCTCTGGAACGTTTCCACGCTCCAAAATCTCAGTCCAGTTCATCTCTCACGCGCGTATAGATGTCCAGGGTGTCCAGGGCGCTCCAAAACATAGTGATAGCAATGGATTAGACCCTGGACACTAGGGGTGGACAAGTTAGATGTGTCCAGCCTCTTCGCTAGACAGTTCAATCTCAACCGCTCCATCAAACAGACCCTGGACACCTTTGACTTGTCCAGGGGTAGTGTCCACACCTAGACCTCGCTCCATGACTGGTTTTTTTGGAACGGTGGACACTTCCTTCAACTCTCCGCGTGCGAGAACTGCTGTCCAGTTCTTAGCTTGAGATGTTTTTGGAGCGTTTGAGACGATCAAGCCCCGTTTTTCGAGTCGTTGGAGCGATTTGTGGATCGCAGCTGGTTTGCCGTCAATCAGCGGATCACAGACCAGATCGTCTTTGGAGCGGGACTCGGGGTAGACGACACGAAGCTTTTGAAGGACACGATCGGTGACGGAAGCTGGGGAAGTGTTGGTCTCGTCCACCTCAGGCGTG